GAAGTAAAATTGTAACTTACTGCACCACTTGTAGTTTGTTCCTCAATAAGTTCTAATGAGCCACCCCAACTACCATCTTTAGTTAATTGCAGTATTTCACTAGGTGTATATAAACCTGTATTCTTTTTTACATTATTTGGTTGTGTACCTAGATAAGGCATAAATTACCTTTCTAAGTTTGTCGTAAGAATGAAACATTGTATTCTGCACTTGATGTAGCTGATGCTAAACCTTGTAACTTATCACCAGTCTCAAGCACTATCTTAGTTTGAATCTCTATTGTTGTACCGAATGGTAAACTCACATTGTTTAAAACATGTCTTAGAGTTCCACCAGATTTTGTAACACTCAAATCTACAGTCACATCTGCACTGCTAGAACTGACATTAGATACTAAAATACCTATGACTGTCTCAGTCGTACTCGAAGGAACTGCATCTATTATATCAGCTGTGCTTCCAGTAAGAAGCCCCGATACAGAATGAAGCGTATCTGCCATAGTAAAATAAATCCTTTCTTTAGCTTAAAGCTAATACTAGTCCTAAACTTACACCACTTGGAGCAAGTGCAACAATATCCGCTACTGTTGTCTTCTTAACAGCGTTGCTGTCATCAGCATCACCTATTAAAACTAAATCAGCAGAAGCTACTGTAGCAGAAGTTGCTGAGTTGGGAGCTATTGCCAAAGTGCTTGAGAACGCTCCAGAAGAAGCTGTAGCTCCACCAGAGAGCCCAGAAGTACCAGCTGTGGTTATTGTTACACCTGTAATATCTCCATCTCCAATGAAGGAAACCCAGTTGCTTCCATCATAAAATTGTAAAGTGTCTGAGTCTTTTAAGAAGCAGAACATACCTTCTGCATCTGATGTACCTAAAGCAGTATCTCTAGCAGTCGCATTCGCATACACTTGTACCACTTGGTCTTGTATAAATGTTTGAAATTCTGATGCACTTATTAAGTCACCAGTACTAAAACTTTTCCAACCAGCTCCAGCCATAATTAATTCTCCTTAATTTTCTTTATCATGATACCACTAACTATAGGCAAATCGAGTACCTTCTCCAAGTTTAGCTTGACCTAATACCCAAGCTGATGTACCAGCTGGGCTTAGAGTCATTGTCCAATTCCATGTTTGTCCAGAAGCATTTACTGAATGACTTATTGATTCAATAAATAGTTCATCACTAAAAGTAGTACCATTTGGATTTGTAATATTTACAGTAATCCTGTCACCCAGCTCTCTACCGAGTGCATGTTGCCATATACTTGTATTCTGTCTTGGATTAACTACAAGCGAATCAATTCTTATAATTGGAATTGATGTCTCAGATAATTTCTGCTGTATAACAGATAAGACATCCGAGTCATTTATATTTATTGTTGATTCAGTAGAGTTGATTGCTGTATATCTTGTTATTGAGTCTGCATCTGCTACGAATTGTGTAGAGCCACTCGACCTAGTCCAAGAATATGAGTTTATAACTTCGTTATCATCAAAAGATAATGAGACATCTTGATATGGAAGATTGCTCCCAGAGTTATCAAATGTAGCTTGAGATGTTGTTGCTAAAGCATTCGAATATTTATAAGCTCTATTTCTAAAGATTGCATTACCAGTTCTACCTATGAAGAATTGTCCATTCTCTGCTGTCTCACATGCTTTAAGTCCGCTTAATACATTAGTTGTAATAGATTGTGAGATAACTTGCTTTGTTCCTGTCTCGATTGACCTAAGTGCAGAAGGAAAACCTATAGAATTTAATATTCGTGAAATTCTTGTTGATGATAATTCTTGTGTATCTCCATAACCTAGTCTGGTTGTTTGTCCCAATTCTGAGAATCCACTTCTTCCTATTCTCCAGCCGATTGACTCGAGTGTCTGGTTATGAAATAATCTAAATGCATCAATAGCTGTAAATGTGACTATGGAGTCAGCACCTTCAGCAATAAACTTAACTGGAATAGAATCTAAGAATCCCCTAAAAATTACATAAGTAGTTCCATCATAAGATGCAGATACTTTAACCTGTTTTAGTGGTTGTATATTAGTTCTTGCATTACTTGAGTCATAATAAGGTGATGATGTGTTACTTGGATTAAATCTGTTATCTGCATTAGATACAGAGAACGATAATAATCCAGCCCTAAACTCTCCAAGCTCATTAGACCTTCCTCTTGATATATCAAAGTTTCGTATGTAAGTGCTTATGTCTGTAAAGGATTGTGAAGATGCAAATGGCTCTGAGCCAAAAGCAATTTCAACTGTTATAGCAACATCAGAATCAAAAGATGCTGACATTAGAAAATTACCCTTTGCCCATTTCTCTTAGCTCTGTTCATTGCATCAATTATTTCTAGTGCTTGTGCGTTAGCTTCTTTACCTTCTACCATAATATTTTGTGTTATAACTACTCCATTATTTCTAGCAACTGCATTCATTCCACCACCATTAGGTGCTGGAGCGATTATTTTTTCTAAATCTTTTTCTGTGTCTAAACTTCCATCTGTTTTAAAGGTATCACCACCACCGCTTGGTATTGTTGGTTGAGTCGGTATATTGCTACCGCTTTTAACTGCATTAGCCATATCAATAAGAGCTTGTAAGTCCATGCCTGTTGACTTTACTAAACTAGATAATGCATCATCAAATATACCTAAAGCATTTAAGTTACTCATTGCATCATCAAGGGCTTTCTTTGCTATTGCTATCTCTAATAAGTTTTCTGGTGTCTTTGCTGTTACTTCATTAAGTTCTTTTTGTGCTTTAATCAATCTGTCTTCTGCTTTAGTGAGATTCTCCATTGCTCTTTGTTCTTCATCAAGAGCTCTTTCTAATTCTCTTTGAGCAGACAACTGTTCTCTTGTTGCACCAGTAGATTGTTCTATGAGTTCTGTCAGTTTTGCTTTTGCTATTGCAAGTTGAAGTTCTTGGATTTCATTTTTCTCTTCAGTATCAATTAATTTTTGTATTGTCTCTTCTTGCTGTGCAATGGCTAACTTCTCTTCTAAAGTAACTTCTTTAGCTTTTTCCATTGCATCTTTTAAAGCAAATTGTGCTTCGGTGACTACATCACTTGCATTAGCTAATTTTTCTTGAGATTTAGTAACAGCTTTAGATGCTTCATCTCTATCTTCTTCTGCATCAGCAACTCTCTCTTCAATATCTTTTAGAGCTTGTTGTGCTTGTAATACAGATTTCAAAGTTGGTAGGAAATCAGCTTTAAGAGATTCTGCTCTTTCAATATCTGCTTCTGTAGCTTCCATAGATGATTCAGCTTCATCTCTATTTGCTTGAGCTTTAGCAATAGATAAGTCTGTAACTTCCATGTAACTTGTAGAACTATCTCTGAATGCTCTCTCTTGTCCTCTTTGTGCATTAATTGCTTCATCTGTTGCAGATGTAAAACTTTTTGTCTCTGTTCTAGCTTCATGTACTGCTTGAGAATATGGAGCATAAGACTTAGCTGTTGTGTCTATTAAAGAACCATAAGTTGAAATATATCCAGTACTTTCTAGAATTGCATCATCTTGGGCTTTCTGTACAGCTATAAAGTCATTAGTCTTAGTTATGATTTTTGTTATAAAACCTACTATAGCTGTGAGAGCTGGAGCTATTGTATCTCCAATTAGTATTCCAAGCTCTGAGAATGCATTATTCATTAAGTCTATCTGAGCTTTCAAAGAGCCCATTTGTTTTTCTGCTACTTCAGCAGTTGTGCCACCAGAATCACTAAGTGCAGATTCATAATCTCTAATCTGGTCAGAAGCTCCACTTAATATCTTAACTGCATCAGCTACACCACGATTCAAGCCCAACTGGTCTAATGTACTTGCTTTAAGTTCATCTGACATTGGTGCCAGTACAGAATCTAAATTTTCTACAAGGTCAGCAACATTTTTTAATTTGCCTTCATTGTCAAACATTTGTAAGCCAAGTTTTTCAAATTCAGCTGTATTCTTTGCTGTTGCTCTAGGTATGTCTCTGAGTAACTGATTTAATTTCTCTCCAGCTTCAGCACCTTTAACACCTCTATCTGCGAAAGCTGATAAGACTGCAACACCTTCTTCAATAGATTTTCCAGTAACCTTTAATGCTGAACCAGCTTTGTTAGTTAATGCTTCAGAGAATTGTTGAACAGAAGCGTTAGCTAATGTGTTTGCCTTGACTAAGACATCTGTGACTCTTGTTAGGTTTTGCAAGTTTTGTTCTGCACCAGATACAGTTAGACCAAGAGCAGACTGAGCATCAGTTGCTAAGTCGGTTGCAGTTGCCATATCGAACATACCTGCTTGAGCAAACTTTGCTACTTGTGGTAGAGCTGATATAGACTGTTCTGCATTTAAACCAGCAGATGCTAAGAAGAAAAATGCTTCTGCGGATTGTTCTGCACCAATTCTTGTCTCTCTTGATACAGCAATAGCTTGAGCTTCCATTGCTTTTTGTTGTTCGACTGTTGTGTCCATGATGGCAAGAGATTGCACCATCTTGTCATTGAAAGCTATAAATTCTTGAGTGGCTTTTGTCATGCCTTTTACAAGGGCTACACCAAGAGCTATACCTGCAACCTTACCAGCTGTGGCAAGTTTGCCCATCATCCTGCCAGACTTATCAGCAGAACCACCTAAGCCATTAAGTTGTCTTTTGGCTAAGTCAGCACCCTTAGTAACAATTTGTATTGCAATATCAGCTATTGCCATTTATCTATTCCTCTTCTTAGCTTCGGCATCAGCTAAAGCTATCTCCTTATTCCTTACATCTGTTTCATACTTATAGAAAGAAATCCACTGATTGTATTCTTCTGAGCTCATTGTAGTCATAAGCTCACCAACAGTCATGCCAAGCTCTCTAGCAAGTTTAAAGGTGAAGATTCGGTCTAGGTTAGTTTCAAAACTTGTCTGCTTCTGCAGAACCCCCAAGACCATTTAACTCATTTATTTTTAGAAAGATTGTATCTATTACCTTAGAATCTTTGCTGTAAAGCATGTCAATGTCTTCATCAGTTAATTCTGGTTCGACAATACAGACTTTGAGTAATTCTCTTTGATAATCAAAAGCATCAGTACCTTCAGAGTTAAGAAGTTTACCTAACTTAACTTGCATTCCTTTAGTCATCCCACGAATCAAGACTGAGACATCCCACTCTTCTATTTCATAGACTTCTTCTGGAACTGAAGGTATTTTGCTTAAATCATTAATCGATAGTCTTTTCATACTACTCCTTTCGATTGTTATTAGTTATTAGTGTGTCGCTCTAGTGACTGCACCAGAGACTTGTAGGTCAGCTGAAAAAGCTACAATATCACCAACTGGAGATGATAATGAATAAGATGTCATTATTGATTCTCCTGTATATTTTGGCTTACCGCTCCCAGTGCCTTCTGGTGAATATTCGAATGACAAAGTTGCACTTTGCCCAACGACTGCACCAGCTATAGCATCAAAAGTAGCATCATAGAAACCGCTTAAACTCAAATTAGAATCGGATAAACCAACTATATAAGTTTTCGCACTCGCTCCTAGAACGCTAGATTCAGCTACATCAGCTGTCTCTGGAAAATCAACATTGCTTATGTAAGATGAGATGTCAGTTAAAGAACCAGATGCGTTATCTAGTTTAAAAACTGAATCAGAACCATGTACAAATGCCATATTATTTCTCCTTAATTATTTCTTCCAAATCCTACTATAGCATTTACAGTAGGAGTTGAACTGCCACCAATAGTATTATGTACACGAATGTACCTATTGATAGTAGTTCCTTTATCTATTGTCTTTATTTCACTTGTTGCACCATTGGCTAAAGTAAAAGTTATTAAATCTGCGTATGTTGTGTTGTCAGCTGAGTGTTGTATTTTAACAGTTGCTGTTGGTGAAGTACCACTAACAGATGAAACTAATAAAAATGCTCCACCACCATTGGTAGTCAAAGCTCCATTATCTATTGCAGAACCTTGAACACCAGTTGCAGTAAATGCTGAATTGGTAACAACTACACCAGAAAAGAATCCACCAGTTGGTTGTAAGTCTAATGATGTTGCAACAACATCTCCTACTGGGCTTGATATTCCATAATTAATTATGTTTGAAATACCAAAAGTACATCTTGCAGAAGTTGATAAAGCTGTCTGTCCTTGAACATAATCAAACTGAGTTCCACCACTTAGGAGTGGTTGAACGATTGCATCAGCAGTGGCATCAAATAGACCGCTTAAAGATATTGTTGCATCAGTCTCTCCAGTTATATATGTTTTTGCAGATGCAGAAAAACTTGTTGTCTCAGCTATATCAGCTGTCTTTGTATTATCTACTGAGTTCATGTAAGTACTTAGATTGTTTTCATTAAACATCACTACAGTATCTTTACCATGTTGAAATGCCATTACCTTTTACCTGTCCTTCTTCTTCTTCTTCTACTAGTTCTATTACCAGAGCCAGAGTATTTACCATAGCCCATTATTCTTCTTCTTCCTTTTTAACCCATGCTTCGTTTACTTCTGTATCTGGATTGTCTGCAATGAAGTGACCTTTTTCATCTCTAGCTCTCTTCATCTCTTTTTCATCTACCACTATACCTTGTTCGACTAACCATTTGAATGATTTACCTAATTCTTGTTTAGTGACAATATCACCAGCTTCGAATCTTTTTTTGCCGACATCTAGTCCGCTTGTTATTTCATATTTCATGCTATTACCTCTACGCTAAATTCTACTGCTAAATAATCTATGTTGTTTACAGTATAGACTCCATAATTATCCGCTTCCACTACTCTAACAGAACTTGCAACTCCACCTAATGTTACATCAGATTCTACTTGTGCCTTCACTGAGTTAGCACCACTAGAAGCCAAATAACTATCTAAGGTCTCTTGAGAATCTTGAGCATCTACTCTTGAGACATACAAGAATATTGGAATAGTATAAGTATCTGCACCTCTCTGCATTGTTGAGTCGTACTCAATGTTATCAACTACGCCAACAACAGCTGTAGGTGGTTCAATAGAATCTGGCACAAAACCATATACAACTATGGAAGATATATTTCCTAAGTTAGTTGCTATGCCACTTCTAATTGATGTTAATGATGCCATTATCTACCTTTCTTATATTGTCTCTCTATTTGTTTTGTAGCTTTTAAGAGTAACACTTTTCTCTCTGCGAGTGATTGTTCATAACCCATTTTTAAGAATGGAACTATTGGAGTTCCTTGTCTTGCAATAGATTTAGATACAGCATGTGGATTAAGACCTTTACGCTCTGACCATCCTTTTAACTTCTGAGCAGAGACTTGCCTACCAGCTGTTCTGTCAAATTGTGCTCTGTTTTCTCTGCTGTAATCTTTATCAAACTTTAAACCTTTAAACTTATGCTTTGCATTTATAGCTCCATGAACTTCTTTAGCATAAGATTTATCTGAGAAGACCATAATACCTTTTGGTAATGCTCCCTTTGATTGTACCTTCTTATACTTAATACTTGATGTAAGAGCCCCAGTGTCTTCTGGAGTATTCTCTTTTGCATATTTTTTAACGACCTTACCAGTTCCATTAAAGTATGTTCTCAATGGAGTCATTAATAAGTTATTTGCTTTTAATCTTTTTCTTAATCTGTCAGCACCGATAACTTTAAATTCGAAATTGTTACCTACTGCCATTAGAGTTTGTTCTTCTTGTAACCCTTTATGAGTTCCATTGCATCATCATCAAAGTTGAATTGTAGGTCAACACTCCCAGTGCTCTGACCACCATAAGTTGTGAATGGAGTATCTTTTCTTTTAAATAATCTTGTTGCTTGTAAGAAGGTTGCCTGTTTGATTGCATCTGGTACAGAACTAAATCCCCACTTAGCTTCTATCTTTACATTGTTAACAATAGAAGCATCAAATCTCTCGGAGCTCCTTGTGTCCAATATTCTTACTTTTGTAAATGGTTGATACTGTACTTGGTTCTGACCAGCGTTAACTGGTTCAACTATGAAGTCAGTATTGATTGTCAGTGTTGTCTCATGTGTACCATCATCATTATCATCTAGCTTTACTACTAATCCAGTAGTTGTTGATATGTCTGGTACAAACAAATAAAAGGAATTATCTGGAGTGAAATATCTAGTAGTAACAGTTCCATCTTGATAGAATCTTCTACCAGTAACTGAATCTATTTGCCTACTAGCACCTTCAATAGCATTCTCAAGATTATCATCTTGACCACTACCAGTTAATCCCATATAAGTTTTTAACTCTGATAGAGCACAATACCCATTGGTGATTGCCATGAGTTATCTAGCTCTTTGCTTTATTTTCTTTTGGAGCTTTAGCTTTTGTTGCAGTTAATCCCCACTCTTTGAGTTGAGCATCATTGACTTCTTGTCCTTCTGCACCAAGTAATTTACCTTTAGCCCATCCTTTAGGAAGGTCAGCAGATTCTTTTACTTCACCAGCTTCATTCATCCATACATTCTTTTTTAAAGTTTTCATATTATTCCTTTCGACTAATGGAGCACCATATAAATGATGCCCCATCAAAGTCATTAAGTTCTACCTTATAATCCTGTAATTTTACAGAAAGCAGAAGCTCTGTAGATTGGCATACCCATTCTTACAGTAGCTTTTAGTACAACTATATCTTTTACAAAGTTGTCATCATGTGAATCAGACATTGCAACTTCCATACCTTGTCTTGCGACAATATGGATAGCTTGTCCGCCACCGAAAACACCTACGATTGCAGTTCCTGCACCAACTTCAGTTGATAGTACTACTGGTAAACCCCAAAGAGTTTGTCCAACGCCACCACCGAATTGTCCAGCACCTACGAACAATGGAGTTGTCTGAGTAAACCCAGCTCCAGATGTTCCAGATGTATCTGCAACTTCAGTAACTACTTGATACCAGTCTTCTGGATGCATGATTATTGCATCTGGTTCTAAGAAGCTATCTTTTCTGATTTCAGTGATTGCTTCGTAGATTTGACCGATTCTTTTAAGTCCGCCACCATAAGCACCGAAAGCAAAGGAGTTAATTCCACCCTTGTTTAAGATACCTGTTAAGTTAGGTGCAACTCCAGAACCACCGACCATTTGGTCTGATACTGCGAGTCTTACCATTGTTTGTAATCTTGAGTCAAGATATCCTTCAACAGCTGAGACATCATTTAACAATTCTTCAGTAACTGGAAGGAATGAACCAATCTTACGAATGGATTCAGTTCTCTCTGTGAATGCTAATGCATTTTCACCAAGAGCGCTTCCTTCAGCTTTAGCTGTAGCGTTGTTTGTGAATGTAGTCTCTTCCAAATACTTGTATTGATAATTATCAGTTGTGATGGTATCAATTAGGTCTGGAATTTGAAGCGGATTTAGTGTTGCTGTTGGCACTACTAAAGGGCTTCTTGTTACTGCTGGTGGATAACCAGTCTCTGTTAAAGTAGTTTTTAATTCTACTTGTGGATTCCATTTTAACTCGGATGAAATGTTTTTTTGACCATTCTTAACGAATGCTTCATGAGCTTGTGACTTCATGAATTGCTTTCCAAGAGATTCCATTGGAGCTTCTTCAGCTTTTGGTTCAGTATGTATAGCTTGTGGCTCTACTGCTTTACCAGCTTCTAAACCAGCTTCAATTTCTTTTCTCTCATTTTCAATCTTGACAGCACTCTTAATTTGACCATTAAGCTCTGACATTTTTTCATTTCTTTTAGCCCACTCTTCTTTTTTCTCGGAAGTGAAATCTGTTGATTCCATTTCTTTGAATTCAGACATAGTGTTCTCTCTGAGTTCTTGGAGTTCCTTTTTCAATGTCTCTAATTTTGACATATTTACTAGTCTCCTATTTCCTCTAATGTTTCCATTAGAACTCTATTTGTTTCCAACAATAAAGTGGTGTCATCTACTTCTTCGACTTCCTCTTCTTTAAGAGTTTCAGCAGTTGCTACACCTAAGAAAGTATCTATATCTTGATACGCTTCTTGTAATGCATCTTGCAAATCCTGCATCAAAGTTGTTGATGATTCACTTAATGTTTTTTCTTTTTTAAGTCTCAAGGAAGTTAGTTCCTTAATCCTTCTTAGAAGAGCAGATAACTTGATAAGCAACTCATCTGTCTCGTTTGTCAAGGTCAATCCAGCTTCNTCTTTAACAGAATCNTCTGATTTTTCTTTAACACCTACTGTGAAAGTATTTTGATTAGCTCCGACTAATACTGGGCTAACTTCCCANACTTTCAAATCATTTAAANATCTNGCTTGAGTACTTTGTCCATCCTTTTGGAAAGAACCATTCTCAGAATCTAACACTTCATAACCGAAGCTCCATTGCTGTAAGTCACCCATAGCTTTTACTGTGTTGAATGCATCTCTTCCAGCTTGTGTGTCCATTATGAACTGTCCTTTAAAAACTGCTTTACTATCATCTGATACTATCTCTCCACGACCTATTGGATTCTTCCAGTCGTGAGCCCATACCATTGCAACGCCATTCTCACCATATCCAGATTTAATGGAATCTGGCATAACCACATCTCCATCAGAATCTATTTCATTGAATACAGAAAAGACTGCTTCAACTTTTCCTTCTACTTCATCTATTGCTTTAATGTCAAAAGTCTTTGACTCAATATTATCTCTATTCATTTTTATATCCTTTTCTCATGATAAATTACAGTACACCTGCAATTACATACTAAACTAGGTGGAGCTCCAAAGCTAGTATCTGCGGGATAATTTAATTTATATCCTTGAATCACAAATGCTTCATTTTCTCCAACTTCAGTGCCATCAGCAGATAAGTGAGCATCTCTCACTCTTCCATCACGCTGAGTCAACCATTCTTTTGTTGTAGGAATGCCAGTAGCTTTAGCTGACTGATTCATTCCATAGTTTGCTAGAGCTGTACCTTCTGTTCTTGCTATGGTCATTGCTCTACCCAAATTCTTCTTACTTAATACTTTTGATATTTCTTTTCTCATATAGTCTTCTGCTTTTTTACCAGTAAGACCTAAATCAGCAACTTCATCTATAGATTTCCTAAGAGCTCTATTCAGATTGTTCTTTTGAGTCTTAGCCATATCTGGTAATAAATTATCTAATCTGTCCTGCACAAACTTTGCAGACTTCTTATTAAATGCTTGTCTATCTATAGGGAGCTGAGCACCACCTCTTCTTCTAGGATAGAATCCTTCTTCAATGATTTCTTTTCTAGGTTTCCTTCT